AAAGACTACCTACTTTACCAAAATCACGTTACAAAAAATAAGAAAATGACTAGGAATCAATACCTTGCATTCATCGGAAAGAAATACTCTGAGTGTGGTACTTATAAAAAGAGGATCTTGCGAGTTATAAAGACCAATCGTGATTTTATTAAGACACAAGATAGTCTATATTATTGTTCCACTTTGTAGATTAACTTTTCAATTCCAGTTTTTTCCTTTAAATTTACATAAAATCAACGTTATGACACTTACACAAGAACAGGCAGCGGCAATGCTGGTAGACAAGACATTCCAATTGATGTGCTATTCTAAGCCTTCATTCTCCTCAGATGATATTCGTGAAGCATGTATGGCTCTAATCGAAAAAGAGATCGCAAGAACTCAATTCATCACTGAAATCATCGGCGAATAGAATGATCTTACACAACATAGAGGCTATTGTAGATAAAGCACTTGGAAAAAAGAGGATCATCCTAGTTGGAAAGGCTGCATCTGGAAAGGATCATGCAAGGAAAATACTTCAAGGCATGGGCTTTACATATCAAATTCCTTTCACAACTAGGCCAATGAGAGACGGAGAAGTACATGCACAGGACTACTACTTTATGCCTGAGTATAAGTTCAAAGATCTTATTACGGTGAACTTCTTTTACGAGTACGCGATCTTCAATAACTGGTACTATGGCACTTCTAATGCGCAGATGAAATATTCCAATGTGTGTTTTATCATGACGCCTAGAGGACTATCCCAGATGCATCCACGCGATCGTCAAGACTCTCTTGTGGTCTATATCGATATTCCATACGAGATCAGAAAAGAGAGGCTAATGAAGCGTCTAGATGCTGATAGTGTAGAAAGAAGGCTTAGCACAGATGAGCAAGACTTTTTGACATTTAGTAATTATGATGTTATTATAAATGATCCAAACTTTGATTAATATGAATAAACGGTTAAATTACGCTTTGATAGTATTGTGCTCGATATCTATAATTGTGATGTCTTTCTACATAGGCAGGATTGATGCAACGATCGATATTATGTCATCGCAGATAGATCTTATGGTAGACTCTTCGCAACTTACAGTTTTTCCTAACCAAGGCAGAATCCCAGATACAACTATAAATGGAGTCGATTACTACAGAGCAAACTAACCAATATGAATACAATGAAAACAGGGGACCAAATCATGTTCTCAACCCCAAAAGGAACAGTAAAAATCGGCATCGTAAAAGACATAAAAGACGTCCTCCACGGAGATGAGTACTGCGAAGTATACACCGTAGAGTTGGAAAATGGTAAAATACATTACGTAGATTCAAACCACGTTATAAATAAAATCGCATAATGTTATCATCTCATAGAACACTGTTAAGACAGAAGGACGATTTATTCGAAGTCATCGAGGTTTTTTCATCAGATTACTTTTTTGATGATAAAAATGAACTAAAAAGGGAATTATTCGATTGGTGGAAGAGGGTTTTATCTGCTGACACTGCACTAAAAAACGAATCAAAGTTCTTCTTTTGTAAAAAAATAGAAGAGCTTGAATTTGAAATGGTTAGTACTGAATTAATTCTAGCGAGCGAAGCATAAATCTCGTATATTTATAACAAAACAAAAACACAAAATGGCAGATAATTTTGATTTACAGGGCTGGATGCGTGAGCAGAAACAAGGTCCTTACGCAGGTGCTAAAGGCGCTGAGAAAATAAGCTTTACTTCTCCAAAACCAAAGTCTAAGACAGGTCTAAATGAAAGCCTTATGGGCATGATTGATCTTAAACCAATAGGATCATTGAGCGAAGAATATGATGAGACATACGAAGAAGATGGTATGGAAGAAGGCATGGGAATGAGTCCTGCTGAAAAATGGGATATGATACCTGGAGAAGAAAAAGAGGCAATGCTTGATGCAGTCGATGATGCTGAAGAAGGACTTGCTGATTACGCTTACATGGGTTGGGCAATGGTACCAGATGAGGTAAAAGCTAAGATCGCTGACACTGTAATGGCTGTGAAAGTAGCAGAACCAGAACCAGATGAAGATGAGAAAATAGCCGCAATGGCAATGAAGCAGGCCAAAAAAGGAGCCAAAGCAGTAAAAGGCTTAAATCCTGAAAAAGACATCTACGATCTTCTTTATGGAGACGAAGAGGACGACAACTTTTAATTTTAAAGTCTTGCATTTTACTATAAACAAAAAGAAAAGGGGCATTGGTAGTGCCTCTTTTTTATGTCATATATAGAAATACACACTATTTTATTAGAGCTCTTTTAGGGCTCTTTTTTTATGTGCTGATGTTCTTATCGTAAATGGATTAAAATGATCCTGGTGATGCCTGGAGCGCTAAGATTATATGCCCTGAGCGTCCTTTCTGAAGAATTTACCTAGGATATTCTCATTATAACTATCTATATGTAAGACCCTGTACTCGAACTGATAGAAAGTTTCATAATATGACAGCTCTCTCTTAGTGTGACATACTCTAAGTACCTCTCTAGTGTAATCAGTCTTATTTGCTTTGAGTTCTTCTAGCAGCGGTTTACAACTTCCCCAGTAATCGGCCCAGTTGCTTTCTTTTACAACGAGTTTTTTCTTTGGAATCCTACCTGGCTTGTCCCACTCGGCCTGTTCTTTCTTTGTAAGCAGCTTCTTTGTCTTGCTCTCGAGGATCTTTTTACCGATATAGATCTTCCCAGTCTTTGTGTTTGTGATCTTGTAGACGAATCCTATTGCGCCTTGTCCAAATTGAGAGACGTCTGTAACCTCTTTGCCTTCTAGTAACCAGTTCATTTTTTGTTTTGTATTAGTAGCTCCCCCAGCACCTCAAGACGACCTACCTCTCTTTGAAACTCGGTCTGTGTCATGTTTAAGGATATGCTTTTGTATGTCTGTTCGTATTCTTTCTTTGCCTGGTCCAGATCTAGCTTTCCCTCAGCGGCTTTTTTATAATATGGAAGCTTTACTTTGAAGTGCGTATAGGTCAGCATGGACAGTCCGCCCTTTTCCTTTGCGCTGTTTGCAATCTTCTCTGCGCCCTTTCCTCTTGTGCTTGCAAAATCTTCTATCGCCTGCTTTGCCTCTTTGAGTATCTGTATCAGCTTTACCATGTTCTATGAGTCGTATTTTACCACAAATGTCATGTCTGTGTTTCTTGGAATTGGATATGGAGTGCCAAATTTACCTACTACAAGAAGTTCACCCTGTGCATTATAGAGTCCAACCGTAGTAGCAAAAGGAGTGAAATCTGATCCTGTTACATTATCGTTTAGCGTGCCTGGAAGTACCCCTGAGCCTGACTTAACCGCAGATGGGTTGAGTGTATAATTAAAGTCATTCTCGTTCACATGACATCTCACCTCGTTCTGGTAGATCGTGGTCTCAGCTTGGAAAGACATTGTGAATGGAGCGTATGATGGCATATTTTATAAGTATGACGATGATAAGTAGTTGTAAACCGTGGTCATTTCTGAGTCTGTGAGCACTTTGTTGTATAAAAGTACTGCTCCTATATATCCAACAAAAGGCAATCTTGTCCCATTATTAACTCCAGCGCCTATTGCAAGAGCATAAGATTCAAATGATCCAGAATTATTTACTCCATTATATATTATACTGCCTGTTTCATTATTTCTATATACTTTTACTTCTTCAGTTGCTAATGTACTATCAACAGTCATTGATAATATACATGGTTGTATTTGCGGATAATTAGTTTGTCCATCTGCTATGAATATATCAACATTCCCATTATGTGCTCCATATGTTTGAAATATAGATGCAACATCTGTATGAGCAAAGAAAAAGCTACCTGTATTATTTAAATATGTATTATTACTTCCTAATTTACAATATTCAACAATACCTCCACTACCAAGACTACTTGATACTCTAGCTACAACAAAAGTAGTCATTCCTGTACTTCCACTTAATCCATTTAAATTTCCACTAGTTCTTAAAGTAGATCCAGTAGCATTAGATGATCCACTAAAGAATATTCCAGGTTGTCCACTAAAATATGATGGAATATATACTGGTTGATATTGTTGAGCATCTCTATATACATTATTTCCTGATACAGACATATCTATCCATTGTGTAATATTTCCGCTAGAAGTAATAGATCCTGTGAAAGATTCCAATTCTAATATAAGACCATCCCTAAAAGGAACTAATCCTGTTAATGTAGTAAATGATTCAGATACCCAATTACTATAGTTTGTAGCACTGCATTTAGATCTAAGGAAGAAATAATAATCAGTACTTGAGGATAAATCTGTAAACTCTTTAAATCCAGCGTTAGATGCTATAGTAGTACCAGCTTCAATAGGAGCCGCACTTGATGTACTAAGGATATATTCATAAGTTGCTGGGCTTCCTGGTATTGTCCAAGTTGGAGCAGCTGTAGTTAGTCCTATAGGAAATGGCGTTGTTAACGTTGGTACTGCGCATGGCGGAACTGGAGTAAGTGCATACAGATAGTCTACATTGGTTATGATCCCAATGCCCTGGTTGTACAGCAGGTTTCCCACATGTACGTTGCTTGCTGCAGCATCCACAAGGTTTCCGTTTCCATCGTCTATGATATTGTAAGTAGAAGACGACATACTAAATGAAGCCCTTGCAACATTCTCACCGTATTTTGCCCTTGGAATAGAGATCACAAGGACCTGAGCATCAGAAGCAGTAGGAAAATATCTAAAATCATTGTCAAAAGTTCCGCTTGCTGCAGTAGATTGAGGGTACCATTCATATCCGCTTGCAGATCCAAGAAGAGAACCTGTTATATAATTCATGTAGTATAGACTTTGCACAGATCTATACAGCAGGAAGTTGTCTCCATAGCTGGGATTGTTGTAATCAAAGCTCTGGTTTGACGCCACAGTTAATGAAATGTTATTAGAACTCAATGAAGCACTCGGTATCGTGTTAGAATACTTGAGCTTTATTGGAGTAACGGTGACATCAGACCCCTTAAGAGTGTTTAGAGAACGACCCATGAATGATTATTTGCTTTTCGTAACAGTTTTTTTAGATTACCAGTCAAGTTTTACACGTATCAGAGCCTCATGAGTGAAGTCTTTCAACATTGGTTTACTCATCTTAGCCACCGCAAGTAGATCTCCGTTGTTATTATACATACCTACTGTAGTTGGAAATGTTTGAGGGCTGTTTACAAGACTTGGGTATATCAGCTGACCACTAGAACCTGAAAGGAAAGACGGGTTATTACTATAGTTGTAGTCTCCGTTCTTAACCCTTACGAATACATAGTTTGCTGATACTGTCTCCTGCGAATTAAGCTGGAAGCAAGTACCATTTTTTATTACTTTGTATATCTCTGTATTATTTTTAGAAGTAGCTAAACCTCCTTGTGCATAAGAAGCTGTATCGATAATCATTCCAATTCCTCCTGAAGCTGATGGTAATGCAAGAGCTCTAGGATTTAAAATGATTGTACCTATATCTGGAAGGAAGAATCCATACGAACCTGATGGTGTATATCCCGCCGCTGCACTACCTATAGAGGTTGCTGCAGGAAGACCATAAGATCCTGAGATAAGATTAAATATCCTACCGCAATCTCCATAAGTTATAGTTAGGTTGTTATTTGTAGTATAAACGCTATCATCTGTAAGTTGTATTGTATTACTTCCAGAAACAAGTATAAGTTTTAAAGTACCAGGAAACAGACTTTCTTTGTACCTATTTCTATCTACGTTAATTGCTATAATATCTGGAGATGATGTATTACCAGTTCCAAAATTGAATAGTTTAGTCTCATCAGCATATACCAAGTTTCTATACTGCCCATATGTAGTTCTTGATGGACTCATTCCAGGCACAAGATCATTATATAAAGCTGATCCAGAACCTAAAGTATTTCCATATGCTATAGAGAATTGAACTTGTGCAGTTGAAGCAGTCAGCGCAGTATCGTATACATCAAGATAAAACTGAGGAGCTGGAGATATGTTAGACGCAGTGAACATATTAGTTCCGGTCAAAGTGGGATTACCTGTACTCCAAGCTGGTGCTACTACTGAATCTGAACTTACTACAAAATCTGTAGGATCTAATATTGTAAATGACATTTTTATTTTATTTTATTAGCTTTGAGTTATTGTTACAGGTATAGTAATTCTTGCTCCAGAGTCACGACCAACGATAGTAAGTACAGTGCTTAAAGTAGATGAAGTACTTCCACCAAATAGTGATCTAACAGTTGTGGCTGTCATATTTAATGTAGTTCCTATTACAGTCTTAGATACATTAGTTCCGATTGTAGTAGTTGTATTAAGAGCCGTAGCTTCTGCAGTGTTTATACCAGTTGCAGTAAAGCTTGACATCGTTCTAACATCACCAATAGTAAACTGATAACCAGAAGTTTCAAAGAATGTGCTTGAACCGTTATAGTTTGCTGTAGATGGAGCAATCGAAAGTGGAGAACCTAAAACTAAAGATATATTCGTAGGTACTGAGCTTATTACTGGGATTGCGCCTGTTCCTCTTGGTAAAGTCAAAAGTTTGTATTTCATTATCTCTTGATCTTCTGGATAGGCTTGAATTACTGGCATTGCTTGTATCGCCTCACCATAGAAAGCTGAACCAGAAGGATGAGATGGGTTATAAAGACTATAATCAACCTCATCGTCAGCAAGACTAAATTGTGTTATCCTAAAAGAGCCATCGTTTCTAGCAAGAAGCTCTCTTCCTTTTTTGGTTAAGATGGCGTCGATCACCACCGATGTGCTATTTAAGTAAGCCATTTTTTATTTTTACGTTTATGTTTATAAATATATAGATTAGAAGTTTAGTATCTGAGATTGTATTGTAGACTGCAAAGTGTTTATATTTTTAGTTAT